ACGATTGCCGCCGCTCGGAGCGGGATAACCCGCTTTGGTGGCTCGGCCTCCCGGCGGCGGAGGTAGAGAAATGAACGCCGATTTTTCCCATACTTGCGAGGGGTGCGAGCACGTTGTTACGGAGCCGTGGGCGAAAGACATTATCTCCTATCGGTGCTTTGCTCCCGGCAGATGCAAGGGGCGCGTCGTTGGCGTGAAACGCTTTGACCCATATATCCCGGCATGGTGTCCAAAACTGGAAAGGAGCCGCGAGAATGGATAAAACGGCATTATTGAAGAAAGTCCGCGCGCTTGCCGAGCACGGAGTCGGCGGCGAGGCCGAGAACGCCGAAAAGCTCCTTGCTCGCATGATGAAGAAATACGGCATTTCGGAGGAGGAGCTCGACGAGGAGACTCGCGTCCGCCACGACTTCACATATCACGGCGGGGAGGAAAAGAAAATCCTCCGGCAAGTGGTCTATAAGGTCACGGGCGGCTACGCCTACGAGCTCGTATATACTGCGAGCGGGCGCAAGGTTAGAACTCAACTCGGCGCGGATTGCACTCCCGCCGAAAAGGTGGAAATTGAGTATCTTTTCGATTTCTATAAAAGGCTTTGGGAGAAAGAAAAGGACGCTTTCCTCGCGGCCTACATTCAAAAGCACCGTATCTTTGCAATACGCGCAGACGTAGAGCCGCAGGAAATCAGCCGCGAGGAGGCTCTCAAAATGGGGGCTCTCATGCAAGGCATGAGCGACGAAAGTCCGCTCCGAGCTATCGAGGCTTGATGATGGAAATATGCGGGTACAGAGTCCACGGCTACGGCGACTGCCCAAATTACGAACAAATGAGAGCGGCTTTTGTTCGGCGCGGAGACTGGCTTAATTGCGCCGGGTGCTGTCAAATGTGCAAAGAGCGCCGTACTTGTGCGCTCGCTTGTGAAGAAGTCCGACAAATGTCTATTACCGATTTTACAAAGGAGGCCAAACAATGAGCGAAACGAGTTCGAGAGTCCGACTTATGGCAAACCTACAAGCCGCCGTCGCGGAGGCCGTCTCCGGCACGATGGAGGAACGCGGGCGCGGCTTTGCCTCTGACCGTGAGGCATGGGCGGAGCTGAAAGAGTGCATCGAGCGCACAAAGCTGATGCACACCGACATTGAGAAAGTCCACAAGGAAATGTGGAGCGCGGTCAAGGACAGGAACGAGGACGCTTTCGCCGCGCTCTCGCAAGAGTTCGAGCGGAGCTCCCGTATTCTCGCCGAGGAATGGGCGCAAACGTCCGCCCTCGCAAAAATCGCCGTTATCAGCGAGGAGGGATAAATGTGAATTGCCACGGGTGCAAATGGCTTGACAGATACAAGAAAGACGGCAACGGCTATTGTTGCATGGTCGAACGTAGCAAAACGCAACGCGAAAAGGTACGCCGCCCGGATATGGAGCGTTGCGAGCTTTACAAGCCGGGCGATTTTAACACGAGATACAGGACGGAGGTAAACGAATGAAAAAGCTCTATTCAAAGAAACTCGGCGGCGAGGCGTTCGCCCTCGACGCGGCACAACTGGACACTCTGAAAAAAGCCGGTTATACCGTACCGAGCCCGGAGGAAGTTATCGCGGACGCGGCGGCGGTCAAAATCGAGCCGCCGGAGGGAAAGCGGGCGTATGTCGTCTTTGATTTCAAGACCGGCGCTTTCAAAGTCCGCACGAGGACGCAGACACTCGCCGAGAGCGAGGTCGGCGGCTTCGTTGGCGAGGTAGTCTCGGCGGCGATTTTGTGCGGCTTCGTCGAGCGGGCGGACATGGACAATCAGAAAGCGGGTGCTCCGGCGACTCCGACGACGGCCTCCCCGCTCGTGAATATGCTCCGAGACGCTTTCCTCCGCGCGGCGAACAATAAGACGGCTACGGCGGCGGACAAGCCAACGGAGGCGGCAGACACGCCGGAGGTCGTAGAATGATTAAGCTCGGCGACCGCATCACGGTAAAGCCCGCGACGTTCGACGTTCCGGGCAAGGACGGCAAGCCGAAAGCAATCCCCGGGACGGTCGTCTACGTTCATCCCGGCGGGCGATATTGCGTCCTCGAGTTTGACGTAGGTAGACGCGAGCCCGTGACTATCCGAGAGAGCTTTCAGCTTATCGACGGGAGGGTAGCAGAATGAAGCACGAGCAATCAGCACCGGCGGGATACCGCCCGCGCTTTGACGGGACGACGAAATTATACCTCGTCCGTCACAAGGAATACGGCGAGCTCACCGTAAACGGCGTGAACAAATACGAGGCCGTACACGCCGCCGCCCGTGCGTGGGGCGTTCGGTGGACGGCAATCGCCCGGGAGTGCGAGTATATCGTACTCGCAGAGGATACGCCGGAGGCCGGCAGACCATGACGAGGCAGGAGCGGCGGAAACGCCGCAGACAGCGCCGCCGGATGCAAGCCGCCCTCCTCGCCTCTCTCCTCTTTGCGTTGGTGCTCATAGTGACGCTCCGCATCCGAGAGACAGCGCCGGAGCCGGTCGCGGAGCGGACAAGCGCACTTGCGGCGGAACGGCAAACGCTGACATACATAGCACCGGCAAGGCCGGAGGCGGCGGAGGAAACGCCGGAGGAGCTGACGGTAGAGCCGGAGCCCGAGAACAGATACGCGGAGTTCCATTTCAGCGACGAGGACGTTTATATCCTTGCTTGCCTCGTCTACCACGAGGCGCGCGGCGAGAGCTTCGAGGGACAAGTCGCCGTCGTCGAGGTCGTTCTAAACCGTATGCTCTCCGACTATTTCCCGGATACGGTCGAGGAGGTCGTATTTCAGAAATACGGCGACGTATGGCAATTCTCCCCCGCTCCGTACCTCTACTCGGCGGAGCCGGACAAGGAACAATATCTCGCGGTGCATACCGCCATAGAGGAGCGAGAGCACATTCTTTCAGAGGATACGGTCTATTTTTCGACCGCGCCCTATAACGAGAGCGTCGATATGATTATCGGCAATCACTATTTCTGTAAAATCTTTTGAACGGAGGAAAAGACGATGCAACTCATTACCACAAGGAACAAGGAAATCTCTTTCGCAGAACTCAAAAAGGCCATTTCGAGCGGGAACGGCCTCGAGCTTATCCGCCCGGGCGACAAGTTCGCTATCGAGCTCAAGAATGGCGAGCACGTCAACGCCGTTTGCGGCGGATATGTCAACGAAAAGCGCGCCCGCTTCGTCCTCGAGGACTGCCTCGCGGAAAAGTGGCGCATGAACGACACGCCGACCAACAAGGGCGGATACCTCAAGAGCGAGGGACGGCGACACGTCCTCGAGGATATTCTCCCGCTTTTCCCGGACGAACTCGCGGAGGCGTTCGAGCCTCGTTTCATGTCCGAGGAAATCGACGGAGAACGTCACGAGTACGCGGATACTCTATGGATACCCTCCGCGACCGACGTTTTCGGCGCGGGCGATTGGTGGAACGAGGAGTCGGACAGCTTTCAACTTGAGATTTTCAAGCGTGAGCGTGACCGCGTGAAAGAGCACGTCGGAGATGGGACGTGGTTTTGGTGGCTCCGTTCTCCGTATGCGGGCACCTCCACCAATTTCGTGAATGTGGGCGCCGACGGGACAGTCACCGCCGGCAACGCGTACTATTCCCTCGGCTTCGCGCCCGGCTTTGACCTGTAAAATTCGGAATTAAAAAGCTCCCCGGCTCAATGCCGGGGAGCAAGCCACAAGGAGGCTCATACCATGAAAAAAATATCGGAAATGACTCCCGACGAGGCGCTCACGGAGCAGGCTCTCGCGGTATTCAAACGCAGACTCGAGCAAGCGAGAAAAAAGGCCGTCGAAAGCGCCGCCGCCACGAAAGCGGTATTCGACGCTCTCGAGGATATGTGCATCGACCCGGGCGAAATCCCGTCGGCGGCGGAAAATGCCGAAAATCTCGAGGAGGCTATTTCTTGTTTCATCGACTACGGCGAATATTCCGTATCCGGCATTATGCGGGAAGTTCGCACGGCCTATAAGGAGGCGGAGCTTTGATTTGGGAAACATCGTGGAAAGCAGACCCACGAGCCCGCGAGGTAGCGGACAGGCACTATAACAGGCAAAAGCCCGGAACTCCGCAATTCGTACCGCCCGGACGGGCTCTCGTTCTCTATGCGGAGACTGAAACGGGGCGCGCGTTTTGGATTACCTCGTATCCGTATGCACAATACGTCCGCCACGCATGGGCGGGAGCGTGGGTATGCTCGGCTTTCAGAAATGAGGGCGCGGGCGTGGCCTCGGAAATGATACGGGAGGCGGTAGCCGCCACAAGAGCACATTTCGGGGAGCCTCCGGCGCTCGGAATGATTACCTTTATCGACCGAAAGAAAGTAAAGCCGACCATGATACACGGCGTTAAAACGTGGGGCTATACATATAAGCTCGCGGGCTTTCGGGAAGTGGGCGAAACAAAGGGCGGCTTGCTCGCTCTGCAATTACTCCCGGAAGATATGCCGGAGCCGGAGGCCGCAAAGGAGGCGAGAAATGGTACGCCGTAGAAAATCAAACCTCCCGAAATGGCGGTACGAGTTCGATTGCCGGAAATGCGACAACATTCGAGAGGTACACGACCCGCGCAAGGGCAGAGACGGCGATTACTGTATCCCGTGTATAGAGCGCATGGACAGCCGCCGCCCGAGCCCGATACACGCAGACGAAAAAGAGCGCGTCCTCCGTTGCGAGTGCTTTACGCCTATCCCGGAGGACGAGGAGGGCGAAAATGAAAAAGTGTAAAGAGTGCGAATACGCCAAGGCGTACAACGTGCCGAGGAACGGAAACGGCGCGAGCTGGCGCTCCGGGCATTTCTCTCAAAAAGGCTATGTGTGTAGCCACAAGGACGGAGAGAGCAAGCTCCCGATTATCTTTTACGGCGAGACGGCTCCCCGGAAATGTCCGCTACGGAATGGAGGGCAGAAATGAAGCACAAAAAGAAAAGCCGCCTCGCGGCGGCGGAGTTCCTCGCCGTGCTTATCGTGACGGCGGTCGTTTTCACAAAGGGCTTGAGCGCGGCGCTCGCGTGGCGAGGCTATAAGGCCGTCGGCGGCGAGTTCATGCTCTTGCTCCTACCTATTATATATTATGAGGCAAAGCGGATTATCCTCGATTTCGTAGCGGACTTCGTAGAACTTTACCGCCGCGCGGAGGATTGACAATGCAGGACAGAAAAAGAGAAACCGCCGACGCTTTGCAGAACGTCGGCGGGGACTCGTCCCGGAAAAGACGAGCGATTACTCATACCTTTATTATTATAGCACTCTCCGGGACGGTATGCAAGGGCAAAAAATCGAGCGCAAAGCGCGTTTTTACGGGCTCGTATGGAATATTAACAAACCGACCATAGACGAGCTCTCGTCGGAGGGTATCACATGAAAACAGTTTACAGAGAGAAACGCTATTATTGCGGCGAGTATCTCGACGTATATATCTACCCGACCTATCGGCAAGGACGGAGCAGAGGCAAGCGGAGCAAGCCGACCTCCGCCGCTCAAGCGAAACTCAATCAGCGGCATAGAGAGGAAAAGCTCGTCCGTCTCCTCCACGCGAACTTTACGCCGGACGACCTCGAAATCCATTTGACCTATCAGCAACAGCCGGAGAGCCCGGAGGAGGCGCAACGACTTTTACGGAATTATATCCGCCGGGTGCAGAGAGCACGGAAAAAACAAGGACTCCCGCCGCTCAAGTACATAGCCGTTACGGAAAAGGGCTCCAAGAATGGGCGCTATCATCATCACGT